CGTAAGTGGAGCTTCTCAATTTAGTTCTACTATTACAGTTGGGGAAAATGACACGGGTTACGATGTAAAATTTTTTGGTGCTTCGGCTGGTGCATATGGAATATATGACGAATCAGCAGATGCATTAGAAATACGAGGTGCAACAGCAGCAGGTGCAGGTTTATTAAAACTTACAACTGGTGAACTGACTGTTGTTGATGCAGATAAATTAGGACGAATAGATTTCCAAGCCCCTGTAGAATCTGATGGTACTGATTCAACTGCAATTGCCGCTTCAATATGGGCAGAAGCAGATGATACGTTTAGTGCTTCGGTTAATAATACCGATTTAGTATTTGCATTAGGCAAATCAGAAGCCGCTGCTGAGAAATTTAGATTTACAGCGGATACAGAAATAGGAATTGGTGGTGCTAATTATGGTACTGATGGTCAAGTCTTAACTTCAGGTGGTGCAGGTGCTGCGTGTGCATGGGAAGATGCCTCCGGAGGATCGGTAACAGCAATAAATAATGCAACAGCAAATGAACTTGTTACAATTGGTTCAACAACAACAGAATTGGATGCAGAAGCAAATTTAACTTTCACAGGTTCCGCATTAACTTGCATAGGGACAGTAACCGTTGGAGTTGATGGTACAGGTCATGATGTAACATTCTATGGAGATACTGCTAGTAGTTATATGCTATGGGATGAATCGGCTGATTCTTTACTATTAAATGCAGCAACTCTTGATTTAAATGGAACAGCAGATGGTTTAATACTTGATGCTGACGGAGATACAACGATTTCTTCACCATCGGATGACCAAATAGACTTTGAAATTGCAGGAGCGGATGATTTTACAATGACAGCGAATACCTTTACAATTCTGTCTGGATCAACTATAGCTATTGCTGCTGGTGGAGCAATAACAAATGCAGGCTCAATGGCACCAGATATTACAAGTACTGGTAAATCATTAGTATTTGGATTTTAATTAGGAGGAAAATATGGCAAGTGAAGTATTAAAATTAGCAACATTCAGAGGCGATGCGGCTTCTGTTCAAGCATTATTAACAGTTGGAGCTGGAAAAACTGTAACAGTTCTATCAGTTACAATTTGTGAAACTGCTGGTGCGGCTGAAACATTTAATTTGCTTATTGATGATGGTGGCGGTGGAAGTGATACATATATTTATCACACACAAGCTATTGGTGCTAACGAAACTTTTGAACATACTTCAAAGTTTGTAATGGAAGCGACAGATCATTTATCAATAATTACAGGCGATACATCAGATATTGATGTGTGTGTTAGCTATTTAGAACAAACATTATAGGAGTATTTATGAGCGGCATTGTCGGACAGAATACTCTGGATAATTCTGGATTAATAAAAGCTCCTGCTGGTGGTGGTGCATGGAATTTTATAAAAAAACTTACAGCTAGTTCAAGTGGTGATTTATCTTTTGTTAATGGAGCAAGTGATGTTGTGCTGGATTCAACTTACAAACAATATTTATTTACTTTTAATAATATGCACCCAGCGACTAATGATACTGACTTTCGATTTAATTTTAGTATAGATACTGGCAGTAATTACAATGTTACAAAAAGTTCAGATTTTTTTAGAGCTTATAATTATGAAGATGGTACAAGCGGTCAAGGGTTTGGATATAATGCTGGTGGCGATCTTGCACAAAGTACAGCTTTTCAACCTACTTCAGAGGGCGGTATATCATCAGATGCAGATAGTTCTTTAAACGGAACATTAACAATTTATAATCCCAGCGATACAACTTTTATTAAGAATTTTATATGTAATACTTCATCAACAAAATCTGCTGCTGGTGGATTAGCTATAAATGGTTTGATAGCTGGATATGGAAATACGACTAGCGCTGTTGATGCAGTACAGTTTAAAATGGCTAGTGGCAACATAGATACTGGCGATATTTGCCTTTACGGATTAACAACATGACAGGTATAATTGCACAAAACGTAGGAAGAACATCAGGTTTAATTAAGTCTGCTGGTGGTGGTGGTGGAGGAGCTTGGACATTAATAAGTACTTTTACCTCTGATGGTTCTGATGCTACCGCAACATTTGATAGTGACATAGATTCTACTTATCCTATTTATGTTTTTAAATTTATATCTATTCATCCAGAAACAGATGATGAAAATTTTCAAGTAAATTTTAGAGACGGTAGCACAGCTTATGATGCTACAAAACAAACAACTTATTTTCATGTGGTTCATCAAGAAGATGATGGAGGTACAAGTCATGCTTATATGTCTGGACATGATTTAACTCAATCAACATCAGCACAAATTTTAAGTGAAGGAATAAGTAGTGATGCGGATCATGCTTCAAGTGGCGAACTTTGGCTTTTTAATCCATCTTCGACTGTTTTTCTTAAACATTTTCTTTGCAGATCAAATGGAACAAGGCATAGCGACATAGGTAGTGATGTATATGTAAGTGGGTATTGTAATGTTACTGCCGCAATAGATGGTGTGCAATTTTCTATGTCATCAGGCGAAATTCAAGGTGGCAAAATAAAAATGTACGGATTAAAGGATTCAGCATGAGTGGAATAATAGCAGAAAATTCAGGTAGGCATACAGGACTGGTTAAAGCTGGTGGCGCTGGTGGAGTTTGGAATTTAATTTTAACTCAAACAGCTAGTGCTTCAGCTACAATAGATTTTACAAGTGGAATTAATAGTACCTATGATGAGTATGTTTTTCAGTTTATTAATATTCATGCTGAAACAGATGGTGCAAAATTTCAATTTCAAGGAGATACAGGAACAAATACAAGCTATAACCAATCAATAACTTCTACGAATTGGCGGTCTTATCATTCGGAAAGTGGTAGTTATTCAGGTGCTGGTTATATAGCAGGTGGAGATCAAGCAAATGGCACAGCTTTTCAAATTTTAACTGAAGATGCTCAAGGTGCAGATGCAGATCAAACATTAAGTGGAACTTTGAAAATTTTTGCACCAGCGTCTGGAACGTATGTAAAACATTTTTTGGCAGATTCAATAACATGTAAAAATTCTGGTGGACAAATTTATATTATTGATGCTCATGTTGCTGGTTATTTTAATTTGACCACAGCTTTGACAAGGTTTCAATTTAAAATGGACACAGGAGACATAGATGCTGGAACAATCTCACTATACGGAATTTCATAAATTAAGGAGGAACAATGCCAAGATACCATAACATAAACGGAAACAGAGTTCAGTTCACAGCAGAAGAAGAAACTGCTAGAGATGCTGAAGAACAAGCATGGCGTGATGGTGCATTCGATAGAAAAATTGCAGATTTAAGACAAAGAAGAAATAGTCTTTTATCAGCAACAGATTTCTATGGTTTGCAAGATGTAAGCATGACACAAGACATGACGAATTATCGTCAGGCTTTAAGAGATTTGCCTGATGGTTTGACTACTGTTGAAGATGTTGAAGCTGTTACATGGCCGACTAAGCCATAATAATGTTGTAAGATAATATTATTAACAATATAAGGGCCTATGCTACAAAAAATTAAAATACAACCAGGATTTAATAAACAGGTCACAGCAACTGGCGGCGAGGGCCAATGGGTCAGTGGTGATTATGTTAGATTTAGATATGGTTCACCTGAAAAAATAGGAGGTTGGGCTCAGTTAGGAGATGCTACTCTTACAGGAAGAAATACAGCACTACACCATTTTGTAAATTCAAGTGGTATTAAGTATGCAGCATTAGGTACAAACAGATTTTTATATATATACTCTGGAGGAGCTTTTTACGATATTACCCCCATTAAAAGTACAAATACATTAACAAATGCTTTTACAACAACACAAAGTGATGCAACAGTCACGATCACATTTGGAAGTGCTCACAGCATTTCTAAGTATGATATTATTCGTTTGGATAACTGGAGTACTATTACTAATTCTGATTTTGGTGCCAGTGATTTTAATGATAAAAATTTCATGGTGGCGACAGTTCCAACTTCTACAACAATTACTATTGAAATGGGATCTAATGAATCTGGATCAGGAGCGTCCACATCAGGTGGAGTAAGAGTTAAACATTTCTATTCAATAGGACCTGCAACTGAAGAATCAGCTGCTGGTTGGGGCTTGGGGCTTTGGGGCGGTAATGTTGCAGGAGAAGCTTTTTCAACTTTAGATGGTGCTTTAACAGATGCATCGACAAGTATTATACTAGATGATTCATCAGCTTTCCCAGCTACTGGAACAGTTTTAATAGATGATGAACGTATTGCCTATACTTCAAATACTACTGGAACAAACACTTTATCAGGATTAACTAGAGCATCAGATAATACAACGGCTGCAGCACACTCTGATGCAGCAACAATTTATGATGCATCAGATTATACGAAATGGGGTGCTTCACAAACTGGAGATATTGTTACAGCACCTGGATTATGGCATCTAGATAATTTTGGAAATAAATTAATTGCAACAATTGCAGACGGTGCTACTTTTGAATGGGACTCAAATGCAACGGGTGCAACATCAACTCGTGCAACAATTATAAGTGGAGCACCAACTGCTTCACAACTAACTTTGGTTTCTACACCTGACAGGCACTTAATTTGTTTTGGAACAGAAACAACTATTGGGACTACAAGCACACAAGACGATATGTACATACGTTGGTCTTCTCAAGAATCATTAACTACGTGGACTCCCACTTCAACTAATACTGCTGGTACGCAAAGAATTGCAGATGGAACAAGAATTGTTGGAGCAATAAGAGGTAGAGATGCAATTTACGTTTGGACAGATACTTCTTTATTTATTATGAGATTTGTTGGTCCACCTTTTACTTTCTCATTTCAACAGGTGGGCACAAACTGTGGATTGATTGGAAAGAATGCAGCCGTCGAAGTTGATGGTTCTGCTTACTGGATGTCAGAGAATGGTTTCTTTAGATATACAGGTAAACTAGAATCTTTACCGTGCCTGGTCGAGGATTATGTTTATGATGATTTAGCATCAGTTCCCAAACAACATATTTATGCAGGGTTGAATAACTTGTTTGGTGAAGTCACATGGTTTTATCCAGGAAGTGGATCTTCATCTAATAATAGATCGGTTACGTATAATTATATGGATTCAACGGGTGACAGACCTGTATGGACTACAAGTTCGCTTGCAAGAAGTTCATGGTCAGACTCACATATATTTGGTAAGCCTCATGGAACAGAATATGATTCTGATGCAACAAGTGATACAACTGTTGGCAACACTGATGGTGTTACAATTTACTATGAACATGAAACAGGAGTGAATCAAATTAAAGCAGGGACTGCTTCCGCTATTGCAGCAAACATTCAAACAGGCGACTTTGATCTAGACCATAAAGGACTAGATGGAGATGGTGAATTTATAATGAAAATTAGAAGAATACTTCCAGACTTTTTAAGTCAAACTGGAAATGCAATTGTTACATTAAATTTAAAAAATTACCCATCAGATTCCCAAGCAAGTTCATCTTTAGGTCCTTTTACAGCTACAACATCAACAACTAAAATAGACACACGTGCAAGAGGTCGAGCAGTTGCTTTAAAAATATCTAATGATAGTATTGGACAACACTGGAAAGTTGGAACTTTTAGATTAGATATACAACCAGATGGGAGAAGGTAATGGCGGATATATTAAATCCTTATAAAAATTTACCATGGGACTATAATGCAATGTTCAGAGATCCTAAAAAAAAACAATTTTTAGATATCATGTCTCAATTTCCTTCGAAAGGAGGCATTAGTCCTCTTTTTGAAAGAGCTGTTGAAAGTTGGAAACCAACACAGTTCAGACAGAATATTGCACAATTATTACATCCTTCTGGTGCTGCTGGTTCGGCACTTCCTGACATACCTCTTATGAAAGGTGGAATTTATGTTCCTCCATTAGGA